CGTTGCTACACACAAAACAGTTAAATTGTTGGCTTATGGTCGTCCGCACATCGTTGTTAAGACACGTACAAACCAATTCTTTTTGATGGGATTGGAGCGCGGTTCTGACATGACAGCTGGAACAATTTCAAGCGGTACTGCAATGGGTGACTTTAACGGTTACAATTTGACATTCACAGCAATGGAGAATATTCCTGCGAACTTCTTGGATTGTTCAAGCGAGGCGACACTAGCGGGTGCGGTTTCTTCTGTATTCGGTTCGGGTGCTTCAATCGTGACATCTTAATAGGTTTCCATTTGTTGAGTTAAGAGGGGTGGCTGCGGCTACCCTTTTTTATTAATACAAAATCGGGAATTCGTTATTATAAAAATATGACAATACTAAACGAAACAAACAACGCGCAAACATTCAGATTCATGCCACAAGGTACGAGTTTCGATGGTGCTACGGTATTGGATGAAGCAACAGGCGAATTAACAGTTCTAACGCTTTCAAATATTCAGATACCAAGCACAAGCGGAAACTACTACTATTCATTTGATTCGGTATTTCCAACGGTTGAAAATCGTTTCTATATTGTGAAAGTTTACAACGGTACGGACTTGGTTTTTTATGACAAAGTATTTTGCACTAATCAACCGTTAACATCGTTCACAATTAACAACGGTCAATATACAGCAACAAGCACTAATAACGAATTTGTTTTCTATGAGTGATAATAATACAAACGTTCACGTATTGCAACTTTCATCTTACACTTCACCTGTAATTCAGGAAAGTAAAAAGGATGAATGGGTTGAATACGGAGCAAATAATGACTACTATCAGTACTTGATTGACAGGTACACAGGCAGCGCGACGAATAACGCCATCATTAACAACATTTGCCGTTTAATTTACGGGCGCGGTTTGGGCGCATTAAACGCATCTAAACACCCGAATGAATATGCGCAAATGGTTACGCTATTTCCAAAGGAAGAAGTGCGTAAAATGGTAGATGATTTGTACTTACTAGGCGGTGCAATGATTCAGGTGATTTACAGCAAAGACCGTAAAAAAATCGTAAGCGTTTACCATTCACCTGTTCAGCTTTGGCGATCTGAAAAGTGCGACGAAAACGGAGAAATTAAAGGTTATTACTATTCGGATAATTGGAACGATACAAAGAAATTCCCACCTAAAAGAGTACCTGCGTTTGGCACTTCAAATGAGGGATTAGAAGTTATGTTTGTGCGTAAGCACACCGTAGGGATGAAATACTATTCTTTAGTAGATTACCAAGGCGCATTGCCTTATGCGTTGCTAGAGGAGGAAATCTCTGATTACTTAATTAATGAGGTTCAAAACGGATTCAGTGGTACAAAGGTTGTAAACTTCAATAATGGCATTCCAAGCGAAGAACAACAGAATGTAACTAGCCGTAAGGTATTGAATAAGCTAACAGGCTCAAAAGGTCAAAAGGTTATCGTATCATTCAACCAAAATGCAGAAATGCGCACAACGGTTGACGATATTCCTTTGAACGATGCGCCAAAGCATTACGAGTACTTAAGCGAAGAATGTTTGCGTAAAATCATGCTTTCGCACAATGTTACTAGCCCTCTTTTGTTTGGGGTTGCATCTACTAACGGGTTTTCTTCAAATGCAGACGAATTAAAGAATAGTTCTATCCTGTTTGACAACATGGTGATTCGACCAAAACAAGAACTGTTAACAGATGCATTTGAAACAATCCTACAATACAATCAAGTTCAATTAGAGTTGTTCTTTAAGACATTGCAGCCGCTTGAATTTGTAGATGTCGAAAACGCTGTAAACAAAGATCAAGTACAAGAGGAAACTGGCGTGGAGTTATCGTCAGATTTAAACGACGACGAATTTAATGGCATCTTAGAAACACTTGAAGGTGAAAGTGTAGACGATGAGTGGGAATTGGTTGACACACGCGAATACAAAGAGGACAATGAACCTATTGAAGATTGGGCGAATCGTTTGATAAAACCTAAAAAGACATTCCTTGCGAAACTTGCAGAAGTAATTAAAGCGCAACCGAGCCGCGATAGTTACCTAGACAAGTCAGTCTACAAAGTACGCTACCAATATTCAGAGCGTTATTCGTCCGCAAACAGCCGTGAATTCTGCAAGCAAATGATGAGCCGCACAAATAGCGGGGTTGTTTATCGCTTAGAAGACATTGACCGTGCAAGCCGTGCAGGAGTTAATAAAGAATTAGGACACGAAAAACAGCCTTATGACTTGTTCAAATTCAAAGGCGGTGTAAACTGTTCACACTATTGGTCAGAGGCTTTGTATCGCCTTAAAAAGGATACAGAATTTAAGTCATTGAGTTCAGCTAAAGAGGTGAGTTCAATACCAAAGACATACCAACCTAGACCAACAGGAAACGCACAAAGTAAAATTGCTCCAAAGGACATGCCGTATAACGGTCACCATCCAAACTGGGTAAAGAAAAACATCGGATAAAATGGCAGAAGCACTTTTAATCAACAGAAACGATCTTGTAAAGTTCACATCCTTAAACGGGAATGTAGATACGGATAAATTCGTGCAATACATCAAGATTGCGCAAGATATACATTTACAGAATATTATCGGTACACGCTTGCTAAACAAGATTAAAGACGACATCGAAAACGCGACTTTGTCAGGCGACTATTTAACATTAGTTACCGAATACATTAAGCCCGTTTTGATTCACTTTGCAATGGTTGAATATTTGCCGTGGGCGGCTTATACGGTGGCAAATAAGGGAGTTTATAAACACGGTGCAGAAAACAGTGAAAGCGTTGATAAAAATGAGGTTGATTTCTTAGTAGAAAAGGAACGACAAACCGCTCAAAATTATGCTGAGCGTTTGAACGACTACATTTGCTACAATCAGAATTTATTTCCAGAATATAACGAAAACTCAAACGGTGATGTTTCACCTGATTCAGATAATTACTTCATAGGATGGGTTCTATAAAACAAAGTAAACCGCGCCAAAAGAACGCGGAGAAAATTAAGATTTACCTAAAATCATTAGAGAATGTCAACAAAAAAAATAAGTGAATTACCCGCTAAAGGCTCAACTATTGGTTCAACAGACTTGGTAGAAATTTCCGAACCAGACGGATTAGGGGGCTACGTTTCAAAACGCGTTACAGGCGCGCAATTAGGAGATACCAACTTCGCAAACACAAACCTAACATTCACAGGAAATCGTGACCATCAATTAGCGGGTTACGACTTGGAATTGGATAACGGTAGATTGGTCATGTACAACACAGGCTCTCAGGTTGCTTACTTTCAAAACACAAGTAACGGGACTGCCGTGACTGCGATTGCAAACACTGCAGCGGGTGTACAGGGTTCTTCTACAAGTGGCACGGGTGTTTCTGGTTCATCATCTTCGGGTATTGGTGTTGAGGGTGAGTCCGCTACAAGCAAGGCGGGTGATTTTAGAGGTGACTTTCTCATTGAAACATATTCAGGTGCAACGGGCGCAATTGATGCGAGCGCGATTACTGAGATTAGAAGTACGACAAAAGGTGTACTACTCCCACGCATGACCACAGCCCAACGTGATGCGATTGGAACGCCCGCAACAGGGTTGGAAATCTACAATACAACAACGAACAGAAAGGAAGTCTACAACGGTACGTTTTGGCAAGGTGTTGATACACGATTTATTACCATATCATTTTCAGTATCTTCACCACAAGACAACTTAACATTAGGCTTTGGAAGTAGTATAGGTGGATTGCAAAACGTAGCGGTCTACCCAACATATGCAGACATGAGAATGAGCGGAAGCGGTGTGATACGTGGCGCATATTTAACCACATTTGCTGCGGGTGTTATTGGTTCAAATGAAAACTGGTCTTTGTATGTTCGCCACAACGGCACGGATTATTTGGTACAAACAGTTGGTGCAAATACAATTATTAGGAATTGGAATAACACATCATTAAATATTCCTTTTGTCGATGGAGATTTAGTGAAGATGGTGTATGTTAACCCAACATGGGCAACTAACCCTACAAACATAGTGGGTGGGGGATTTTTAACAATTCAATAAATTAAAAAAAAATGATTAGAACTAAACAACCACAGGTAGTAGATGCGATGAACCGTGAAAGTGCGGTGGTGTACATGGAGGCGTGCAACCGTAGAGAAAGCAAGGAAGCGCAAACGGTGACGTTTGACGTATTTATGTATACAATTGAAAGCGTAACAAGGGTAGAGAATGTAAATGTACTTAAAACGCGTATGGATGGCGAAACGGGCGAAACGGTTAACTACTATGAAGCTGAGGAAAGAACGGTTACAAGACCATTTTTAAAAATCATCTCAAAGCGCGATGCTATTTACAAGATGAGTACGTTCTACGGTGCGGTAGGTAATCCAACTCCAAGCCAATATGATGACGTTATGATTGCTCAGATTGCTTTCATTAACTCAAAAGTTTGGGATGGTAGCGAGGTTCAGAAAGTGTATTTTTGGGAATTGACTGCAAGCGATGTGGAAAAAGTCACGGCTGATGAAATGGAAACTTTACTAACTCCAACTGTTGAATAATGGCTACAAAGATTTACAAAGACGGGAACTACCTTATTATTGATAACGGTGTTTCAGATGTTACAGAGGTTGTCGCATCTCAAGTTAGTGCAGACCAAGGTTCAGATTCATTATGGTACTTACGCAAAGGTGACAACCTAATCACCCAAGAGGGTATTGCTGAAGCGGACATAACAGACGAGAACAATGTTGCGTATGCTGACTTCAAAACGTGGATTCGCGATAACACGGGTTTTAGTACGGCTGCGGGAGGTAGCGCAGCGAAGGAGTTAGTAATCGTTAACAGTGTTTCGGACTTACCAAATTCAGTTGGTGGTGTGATTACATTGGTCGACAATTACACGTACTTCATAACAACTACAATCGACTTGCAAGGTGACCGCTTGGTATGCGGTGAAAATACAACTATCATAGGCGGTTCATCTGAGAATTGCCGTATTAAGTCAACAGGCTTAACAAGTGCGTTAATTACATCGGTTTATTCGTTGCCAATTCGCAATATTACAATCGAGGCACAACTTGCTTTGAACTTGAACGGGAGTAGTTCACCAACCACGGCATTAGATTGGTTCGGTGTGAACTTCACAGATTGTGCGGTTGTTGGTACTATTGCTAATTACAATAACTTTATCATGACCGATTCCGCGTTACTTAATTCAGCGGGGTTAACTTTTGATGGTTCATTCGGTACGGTTGGTTTTAGCCAGTGTTTGTTCGATGGGCGTTCATCTTCAACTACAATAACAATACCAAGCACCGCTACAATTACAAGACGTTTCCGAGTTATTTACAGTTCATTTGTTTCGCTGAGTGGTGAAACATCTTTGAACGTTTCTACAAGCGCATCTATTCCTGTTGAGGGTTATATCTTAGATACGGTAAACTTTAGCGGTGGAGGTACTTATAACGCAGGTGTTCAGTACAACGATAATAAATCACTATTCGTAAACTGTCGAAACATCTCAAACAGTGCTGAACTTGCAAACTACTTTATGCAGAGCAACGCTACTGTCACAGATATTGTAACGCAAGGTGTAGCGGTTAAGATTGCGGGAACAACAACGGCAGCAAGTGTTAACCAACGATTCACACACTCAAACAACCGTGCAACGTACATAGGTGCGTTAACACGAACATTTAAAGTAACTGCGGTCGCATCTGTTACATCAACAACTTCAAACAAACAGATAGGCTTTTATGTTGCTAAAAACGGGGCGGTAATACCTAACTCCGAGATGTACGTCACAACAAACACAAACCAACGTGCCGAATCAGTAGCGGTTCAAACCATTACTTCATTAGCGACAAACGATTACGTTGAAATTTGGGTTGAAAACGACACGGATGCGACAGATGTTACCGTAACTTACCTTAATACAATCGTCGAATCACTCAATTAAAATCGCAAGACTTTAGTTCTTGTTAACTAATAATTAGTACTTTTATACTCACACACTTACAAAACACAATGAATGCCGAAAAAATTATTCAGTTTGTCAAGGTCAACGGAGGCGCAACGGTAGCCTTATTCCTATCCTTAATCTACATTAATAAGTTAGAAACTCGACTTGAGAAAGTAGAACAACAGTTACATGATTGCTACACCCGTAGCACTGCGATAAACTTGTTAGATTATTCAGGCACTCATCCAAATCCGTTAGTGTGTGTTTTACCCAAAGAAACTAAAATCGAAACGAATGGAAAGAGGAAAAATCAAAAGATTGCTTAAACGATTCACGGCAAAAACTCCCGCTGCGAATAAACGTAGAGGTCGATTAATGACCGTTGTCGGTACGGCTGCAAGTGCGCTATTGTTGGTTGGTGCTATCACTAATCCTTTCGGCATTGCTGCCTTAACTACAATCGCAGCGTTATCGGGTGGGGTTGCACTTCATGACGGTGCGCAAGTTGAATCTAAAGAGCAAGAAGATGAGCAAGGGGAATAACATTCACATAGTTGACTTAGTAGGTGAACACGTACAAATTGGTATGTTTTCCGACTTGCATTGGGATAACCCCAAAACGCGGTTAGACATTCTTAAACGTGACTTAGAATACTGCAAAAAGAATAACATTCCAATGTTCTTTAACGGTGATACGTTCTGCCTTATGCAAGGTCGCGGAGATCGTAGAGGGAATAAATCCGACATTCGACCTGAACACAACAACGCGTTCTATTTTGATTCCATCGTAAACACTGCGGTGGATTTCTTTTTGCCGTATGCTGACCACATTATTGGATTCGGTCAAGGCAATCATGAGACTGGCATAATTAAGCACCAAGAAACGGATATTTTGCAACGCTTTGTTGACCTACTAAACGCGAAAG